TGTGTGACTGTGCTTTGAGATCTCACCACAATGCTCCGTGACGAGACCATACCCCGGGCGAAAAGAGCTTCTAAGCTCTCCTCGAGGTTCCAAGGCATGTTCTCATTGCCAGAGTCGTCCTGTCCAGTCCTCCGCATAAATTGGAGGTAAACGAAACAGTCTTCGCCCGAATAAGGACGAGGCCTATCGCGTAGGACAGGGTATCTCATCTCCTGAACGTCACGATCCCACCTTACGAACCAGCTCTTATGAGCTAGGTCAAAAGGTGTATAAAGAGTACCATCGATGGGGCCCTTCTCAGGGCCACAAAGATGAGTCCTCACAACCTCAGGCATCCTAGACTCGATGAACTCGAGGATCTTAGAAGCCTGAAGTGGACAGAACCCCCCGAGCTCAACTCCTTTACGGAGAGAGAGCCAAAGGGAATTACGTAGGAAGATAAGATCTCTACAAGAACGGATTTCCCGTTTCAAGTAGAACGGTCTCACGTCTCGCCCTCGAAAATAGTCTCCTCCGCAAGATTCACGGAAGGGACCATGGGTGAATGATTTCTCCTTATTAATGCGGAACCCACAGAAGCGGATACAATCCGCAAAAGTGAAGTACGCACTAGTCGGGAGAATGATATCATCACCAAAAACGCTAACCTTGGAACTATTAATTCCACGAACCTCGCAGACGCTTTTCGCGAGAGCAAGGAAAATTAACGTTTCAAGCTCGAAGGTGTAGCCGTTCCCCATAGAGGAGAACTTAGCCCACGGCCTTATGGTACCATTAAGATTCCCGTTAGGGGACCTTAATGCCCACAAGATGTCGAACCAATCAGGGGGCAGCAAATCCCTGACTAATTCGATTGCCAAGGTATCGGAAGCCATTGACAAGTCGATGGTAGAAATATCACCACCTTCTTGTAAGGATCCCTCAAGGGCCGATTTTTTATTTCGGACCCAAAGAGAATCCAGATCATGGCCAAAAGACCGGAGTTTCCTCCTAATCAGTTTCCCGACACCAAGCTGAAAATAAACGTTCAGCAAGGGTTCTACAGCAATCGCCCTATGAGTACGGGCGGTCTTCGGGACGTAGGTCACTTTATTGTAGTCTGTTACCGTACACCTAGTCCGGAGAATTTCTTCAACGGATAGGGAGGGTCCTTCATCGAAGGGCCCTAACCCACTCAGAGACCGAACCCAAATTGGGCTGGCGTCAAAGAGAGCTTTTACGTACGGGAAACAACGCGCAGTCGCCGTGTAAGTCTCAGCGGAGTACTTGTAGTACTCAGTTGTTCCTGGGCGTTTAACCCCAAGGCAACCACCCGGGCCGTGTCTCGCTAACTCTGCAACCTGACCAACGGAAGCAGGGCCTAACCAGTTGAGAATCTTTAACCTTGCGAGGTGAAATACCTCGTTAAGGTACCGTCTACTTGTATTTTGACGGTATTCTCTTCCCCTCCAGTAGGATAACCTTTTGTTAGTTAAACGACAGAGAGTTTCTGCTTTCGCAGAGCGCTCCATCGCCACTTTCATAGGGTTAAGGTTAGTTGCGTTCTTAAAAGGAAACTTACTTAAGAACGACGCGACAGTCGCATACCTCCAGTAGGAGGAGGCAGATCCATGCTCTAGCGGATCCGCACGTTGCGACACATGGGTGAGGAAGGAATCAATCTCCCCTCTTTTAAGAAGAGAGATAGCCTGAGTGCTAAACTCAGGGTCAACCTCACCGACACAACCGACTACCAACTGCTTAAACACCGACTGAATTACTAAGTCGGATTCCTGTCTCTCAACTTTACGAAGAGAGGCAGAAAGCAGTTGTCTCTTTAGCATCTTCATGGGAATTCCTTCCTTTAAGATGTTAGCCGAAGAGAATGAAACCGTACCGGATTCACTCCTTCAGAAGGGATGACATGAGACCTAGCAGCGCATATAGTAACGAAATCTGTTCGGGAGTAACAACGATCCCGACCAGACAAGTTACCATCAGCACTACGAAGTCTCTATCACTCCGACGTCGGGAGCTAAACCGGGATCTTCTGCTCTTTGATGGTGTCGGCATAAACCGACATCGCCGCGAGCAGAGCGACCCTGGTTGCCTGGCTAGCGCGTTGAGCGCTAGTGACAGGAACCGGCACACTCGAGACAAGCGAAGTGACGATTATGTGCTCGATGTCGCTGACGGTAAGGTACTCCGTCAGCTTCACCTCGACACGTTCGACACCAAGCGAAGTCCCGTTTGGCTTCGGCAGCGTTCTCTTGAAAGAGATAGTAGCCGCTCGGCCTGAGGGTGAGTCCTCTTTGTACACCGCAGAGTTGCTATCGGAGGAGAAAGGCTTGAAAAGCTTTCCCGTACCGGTAGCCGCTACAAGCGTAGTTGCGAGTTGAATGTCGTTCATTTCAATTTGCTCCAAAGTTAGAGTTTCTTTGCCAGTTGCACGAGTAGTGCTAAGGCATCGATAGCTCGTTTAGGGTTGAACTTAACGTTCACCCGGGGAAGAGGGAATGCTGGCAGTCCGACCATACGAACCTTACTTCGACCGAACCATTGATCTGACGTTCCCGTCAGACCAGATTCGTTCGAGTAGGGGTTGGTAAAGGTCGTACTCACAATTGATCGAACTCGATCATGTTGTGTTGTCAGCGTGTAACCCTCCGCTAAGACGTTTACTCCGACTCGAGGTGTCAAGGCATCAAGCCAAGACCCAATGTTGACAAACCAGTCAACAACGAAAGACCAAGGTACCAACTCCCACGCGGAACCCGGCAACTGAAGCAAGCCGAGCTTCTGCGAGATGAAGGACCGAGCGTCTACCTCGTAGAGGATAAAAGCACGTACCCGCTTTTCTAGGTTCTGATTAAGAGCCCAGTTTATCGCCAATCCGGAAATCCCAAAATAATTGGATGACCCAGTGGTGATGAGGGCTTTGCTAGTATTAGCAAAGCCTCTAGCGGTAAAGCGCGGTTTTTGAACCGTGCCTAGTGCTTTAAGCGCGCCTTGAACGTCATAAATGAGCGGTAACCATCCGTATTGGATCTCTAACCAACGAGCCGCAGCAGTTTTGCTGGAAGCACGAAAGGCCGAGGATCCAGTTCTTCTGGTATAGCCTAGCGTCTTCAGTATCGCCTGTTTAGGGCGACCCTGAAGTAGCAAACGAAGTCCGTTTGCCGCACGCGTGGAGGATTGCGCAAGCATATCCACCACTTTATTCAGTTCAGCTATCATCACTAAGGCTTGAGCATCAGCCTTAACGACGTTAGCCTTGGCTTGAATGGCAGCCAGATCGATGAGCTTCTGATCAGAGTCCAATCCCGGCACCTCACTCTCAAAGAACCTAGCTCCGCCTGGTCCAAAAGACCAGTTGGGGTTCCCAGAATAAGGTACAGAGAAGAACCAGAGGTCCGAACCTGTATATTTGTTCGTCCCTAAACCAGGACCGTCAATGTAGTTGAACTGCCACTGCCCTTTCGGGGTGACAGAACGACAAACATTGGCGTTCATGGGTTGATTGAAGACTTCACCCTTCGAGCTTCGAGCCTTGTACCCCGGGATTGAAAAGTCATTAAAACTTTCCAACTGGTTGTACTCGGTACGTCCGGCAAGTGTTCCGGAGTCTGTTATGACACCTAAACGGTTCTTATTTTCATAAGCCGTTGAGGTACCCGTCGCAGATCCCCTTTCGCGATGCCGGAACTGGGGTGGTTTCCAGTTCTTTATAGCCATAAACGCTTCCTTCCTTGTCAGAACGCTGTTGGATTTCTCCAGTCAGTATCCTGCCAGAGATCGAAGGTCGCCGTGTGGATTCGGTTGTTGGGTGCTGTTGTTAGCAGCACCACAGCCTGAGCCACACGTTTTCATACATAAGCACAGGGGTTGTATTATCGAAAGACCAGGATAGCGAAGCTTTCGCCTCTCTTCCTACGCATCGGAATTAACCGAGGGTCATCGAAAAATCCATCCCAGCTTACTTAAGGCGACAGGTCCTCACGGACCAGAAGGAAACCCCGCGAGGG